AAAGGAGCCGAAGACCAAGTGGTGGAATGGCTACATGCTCGAGAGAGATGTTATTATTGATGACTATGGTCCTCAATGTATTGATATCAATCACCTACTTAGGTGGTTTGATCGATACAAGTGTCTTGTTGAGTCTAAAGGCGGTATGCTGCCTTTACATGCTGTTAATTTTATAGTTACTAGTAACTTTCATCCTGAACGGATCTTTAAGTTCGGGGATGAGATAAATCCTCATGTACCAGCCCTTATGAGGCGTATGAATGTAATAGAAATGAATTAATAAATAAAAAAGAATTAATAAAAAGAAGTGTGTCACATGGGAAACCAATGATCTTATTTTAACGGGAGCGAGCGTAGCGAGCGGACGGGAGGCCGTAGGCCGACATCCCCGGATGGGGTGGCGCGAATGCGAGCGATAGCGAGCATTCGTGACGGGGGGACCAGCGGGCCATCTAATCTATAAATACCAGAAGTGTTGATCATAAATATTAATCGGACCCGGACGGTTAATTACCTATGGCCAAAAGAAAAAGCTTTACATTTCCTAAATGGGGAGCTAAGAGGAGAAGGACAGGTGGACGTTCTAGTCGTTTTAAACGGCGTGGACGTGTTGCTACTTCCTTTACTTCTCAGAAACCGGGTACTCAGAATACAAAGTATCGGACCCGTAAAGTTCCGACCCGTAGGTGGAGGAATTTATTGTGGACTTCTACTTTGCAGAAGGCCCATTATCGGTCGGCAGGGAATACAACGACCACTTTGAGCACAAGTGCCACCCAAGGTCTGGGTCTTGTGCAAGTTATCCAGCCGTTGTTTATCGGTGTGCCTGGTCCTACCACAGCGTTTTACACTGCGGCAGGTGGCTTACAGGCATTGGATACGGGTATTACACCCGGATCATTTAACAGTGATCTTATCCTACGTGGAGGACGCATAGGTTTAACCTTTGTGGCTCCTGAGGCCATCACGGATGACATCGGTGTGACGATGTATACAGTGTGGACAGCTAAGAATGCTGACTTTACGAAAGTCCCTGCTACCATCACGTGGGGCAGTAATCTAGATTCTGGATCAGATTTTGCTCAGTTCGGGAAGATATTATTCAAACAAGAGTACATCATCAACAATCGTTATCCAGCCGTCCAAGTTGAACGAAGACTAAAGGTGCAGAAGATAGATCAGGACAGCTTCGAAGAAGGTGGCCAGCAAATAGTCTACGTAGCCGTGTTGACTAATTTGGTTGCGTCTACCGCTAGGGCGTTAGCTTTTATTGTACACCACGATGTGTCGTTTAGTGGTGATCAGGAATAATTTATTGTAATAAATGTATTGTAAGGGTCCATACCGGGACCCACGGGAATTGGGGTTAGTATTACCCCCAATTCCCCCTTTTAACGATTGACTTTTGTGTCAATCTTTGTTTATAAATAAGAGGGTTATCCCTCCTTTCTGTTATGCCTCCTCGCAAATCCTATTGTTTCACTTTAAACAATTATACAGAAGAAGAAGATGTCCATATTGAATCAGTTTGCAGAGCTGAGTCGGAATATGCAGTCGTTGGTCGCGAAGTTGGAGAGTCAGGGACTCGACACCTCCAGGGATATATCATCTTTAAACGGTCATATCGTTTCCAAACTATCAAGGATCGATATCTCCTTAGATGCCATATCGAGGTCGCTGCAGGTTCAGCAGACGCTAATCGGAGATATTGCTCGAAGGGTGGAGATTATAGAGAATTCGGTTCGATCCCAGCCAGTTCCGCCGGTGGTTCCAAATCCAGAGACGAAATTGCCTTGCGATTTAAACAGTCAATGGACGATGGACGACGAGGATTGGATCAATTCGTGGAGTCATTTCCTGGAACCTACTATTTCTCCGGACATAACCTGCTACGAAACTACCTCTTTCTACAAAGGCCCATCGAACGGCCTGAGATCGACTGCAAGTGGATCTGGGGAGAACCAGGGAAAGGAAAAAGTCGCAAAGCTCACGAAGATCTTCCAGGGGCCTACATAAAGGAGCCGAAGACCAAGTGGTGGAATGGCTACATGCTCGAGAGAGATGTTATTATTGATGACTATGGTCCTCAATGTATTGATATCAATCACCTACTTAGGTGGTTTGATCGATACAAGTGTCTT